AATTACCAACAGAACTAAAAAAACATTTTTTAGAAATTATTTCAACTTATAACCAACATAGAGAAGGAATGAGTAGAAAATCCGATATTATGCAAATCGCAGAAACATTGGGTGGTATTGCAGACGCTGCACAAGAATATACTTTGAGAGAAGGTGGTGACTGGTTTGATAGAGTGACTATTAAGAGAAATATGAGTGAGTTAAAGAAATTGCAAACTTCATTTGAAAAAGAAGCAGTTGAAGCTCAATCTCAACAACAAAGATTGGAAGCACTTTATGAAGATATGGGTCATGTATTACAAAGATATTTTGAAATAGCAGATTTATCGGAAGAAGTGATGAAACAAAGATTAGGATTACAAGAATGTAAAACTTGCAATGGCAAATAAACAACAATTAAACGAATTTTCTCTAATAACCATTTTGGGCGGCATAGCATTATTTGCCTTCTTTAGCTTGTTATTTGGTAAAATTGCAGATAATGTTGATGCATACTATCATGGTAGAAGTGTTGAAATACAAAGAGCTCTTAAAAAGATATTAAAATCATTATATAAGAATAATACATTTTTGGCAAGAATAGATGACGACGCAGCAACAATGGGAGTTGGTGGTGGATTGATATCTGCAATAATGGGATATCCTGAATTAAAAAGTGAATTAAATTCTTATAAAAATGATAAGGATATTAATTTTGAAGAACTTAAAAAGGAATTAACTAATGTTCTTACAAAAGGAATATACGAAGAGGCCGAAGATAGAGGACTTTTGGTTAAAATAGAAAAACAAATCAAAAATACAAAATGGAGCAATTAGCATCATTATTATTACATAGTAGAACACAGGCTCATTCATTTCATGTTGGAGTTAGAGGTATTGGTGCATTATCTGCACACCAAGCTTTACAACATTACTATGATACTATCGGTGGCATAGTAGATGGATTAGTTGAAGCATATCAGGGACAATATGGTTTAATCAAATTACAGGCAGTAAGTGGATTAGATACAAACAATGATATCAAAAATGTAGTTGCATATTTTGATAAGTTAATTGCAGCAGTTGCAAAATTGAGACAAGACGAAAAATTACAAATGAGTTGGTTGCAAAACGATATAGATACGGTTGTAACTTTATTATACTCTACAAAATATAAATTGGTTAATTTACAATAAGGATGTTAATAGTTAGTGTTAAGGGTGGAAACATAGAGTGGGCATTAAAGGACTATAAAAAGAAAGTTCAGTCCACAAAACAAATAGAAGAATTAAGAGATAGAAAGAATTTTACTAAACCTTCCAAAAGAAAAAGGTTACAAAGGGAAGAAACTATAAGAAAAAATAAACTATTTTAGTATATTTCTTTAGTTTTCTAAAAATTTTATATATTTATTTTCAAATATCTCATTTTTTATTATGAGATTACAAGACATCGTTGATTAATGAATACCCTTCTCTATAAGGTGTGACCGAACAATCAACATAATTACATTGGAGTTCCCTACAAGAATAACTTCACAACAAAATTTAAGGAGAAACAAGATGGCAAATTCAAAATTATTGAAAGAAGCAATCGCTGATGCCAAAGCCGTAAAAGAAACAGCTTTAGCAAACGCAAAACTTGCACTTGAAGAAGCATTTACTCCAAGACTTCAATCTATCTTATCTCAAAAGATGAGAGCAGAAGCTGAAGCAGAGGATATGGATGCTGAAAAAGTGGATGAAGAATTAAGTTCAACAGGTATCGGGTCTAAGGTAGACGCTGGATATGCTGAGACTCCTGGTGCACAACCATCTTACGATGCAATGACTGATTTATCAGTTGGTGTAAAGAAAGATAGTGGTAAACCAGAACAAGCTGGTACTGACTATAAGAAAGTAGCAGACATTTCTGAAGAAGAAAATCCGTTCGGTGATGACCAAATGGCTGGTGACGATGAAAAACAAAATGAAATCGCACAATTGAAAGCTAGATTGGCAGAATTAGAAGGAGAAGATTCGGAAGAAGAAAATCCTTTTGCACAAGATGCAATGGGTGGTGAAGATGAAATGGGCATGGATGACATGGGCATGGATTCTGATATGGGTGATGGTCAAATGGATATGGGTTCTGATGACGAAGAGTCAGAAGAAGATATGGACTTAGAGGCTATCATCAGAGAATTAGAAGCACAATTAGAAGGTGACGATTCGCAAGAAGAAGAAGAACCAATGTACGAAGAAGAAGAAATGGATGACGAAGAAGCTAAAAATGAAAATTTGGCAGACGGTTCTGAAGCTGGTACGGACAAAGGTGAAACACCAAAAGTTGTTGTAACTAACGAAGAAGAAGAAAAGAAAGATGACGATGTTATCGATTTAGAAGAAATTCTTCGTGAAATGGAAGATGATATGAAAAAAGACAAAGTTGACGAAGCTGAAGAAGAAGATTCTAAAGAAGAACTTAAAGAAGCTTACAAGACTATCAAATCTCTTCAAAAAACTATTAACGAAGTTAACTTATTAAACGCTAAGTTATTATTCGCTAATAAATTATTCAGAGCACACAACATGACTAACGAACAAAAAGTGAAAGTGATTGAAACTTTGGATAGAACAAACTCAGTAAGAGAAGTTAAATTGGTTTACTCTACATTAGCAGAGAACTTCAAATATACTTCAATTACAAAAACTGCTAAAAAATCAATCACAGAAGGTATTGCAAGCAAAGTGACTAAGTCTACTAAACCTGCACAAGCTGCTAAGCAAGTAATTGCTGAATCAACTGACTTCGCTGATAGATTCAAAAAATTAGCTGGTATTATTAAATAAAAACAAACAAATAAATTCATTAAAAATGGACTTAAAAAAAATTATGACTGGTGCTAACCCACAGTCAATTATGCTTGAGCAAACTAGAGGTTTGAAAGCAAAATGGGAAAAAACAGGTTTGTTAGAGAACGCAGGTTCTGAAACAACTAAGCATGGTATGGCAGTAATGTTAGAAAACCAAGCAAAACAATTATTAGACGAAGCTACAAGAACAGGTACATCTGCAGGTTCTGAAGAGTGGGCTGGTGTGGCATTACCATTGGTAAGAAGAGTATTCGGAAGCATCGCTTCAAAAGAATTCGTTTCTGTACAACCAATGAACTTACCATCAGGTCTTATTTTCTACATGGACTTCAAATATGGTACTGACCAACCAGGTAATCCTGAATTTAATGGTAAATCATTATTTGGTAAAGGTGGTTCTTTCGGTAAAGATTCTTTATCTCCATTAGGAAATAAATTGGGTTCTACTCAATTCGCTGAAGAAGGTCTTTACGGAGCAGGTCGTTTCGGATACACAATCAATGATAAAAGTGCCGCAGTTGCTGCAACTATCACTAGTGCATCTGCTGATTTATCAGTTCTTAATTTCGATTTGAAGAGTGCAGCATTCTCTGCATCAGTTGCAAATGGTGAAGTTAAAGTATTAACATTAAACTTACCAACTACTTCTGATTGGAATGGTGTTAGAGCTTTTGAATTAGCTCAATCTGGTTCTGGATTTGTATTCTATCCTGAATTTACAACTGAAAACGCTGGTACAGCATCTTTCGTTGCTAAATACGCTTCAGCTACAATCGCTGATACAGTAGGTGCAACTCTATCTTACCACGTACAACCAACTGATGTTTCAAGAGGTGATTTCGAAGATGGTGCACCAGGTAACAGCACTCCTGATTTAGGTATTCCAGAAATCGAATTAGAATTGAAATCTGAACCAATCGTTGCTAAGACAAGAAAATTAAAAGCAATCTGGACACCGGAATTAGCTCAAGACTTAAACGCTTACCATAGTGTAGACGCTGAAGCTGAGTTAACTCAAATGTTAAGTGAGTACATCTCTTTAGAAATCGACTTAGAAATCTTAGAAATGTTACAACAAAACGCTTTCACAACTGACTACTGGTCTGCAAGAGTTGGATATGATTTTGATTCTGTTTCTAACAGATTCGCAATCGATTCAAGTGCAGCTGCAGCATCAGCTTACACAAAATCAACTTGG